TCACGCGTCCTCCGGGAAATGATCTCGAATCGTATTCAAGAGTATCTTTTTGAGTTGTGGGGATATGTTATATTTTTCACAATTTATGTCTACCGACTTTCGTAGGCTTCCATCTTTGTATCGTTGCGATGCACACTTCCAATCAATCAACATCTCGATTATATCCAACAATGACATATCATCCACACCGTTATCCCAGTGTTCCGGGTGGTGTCGGTTTTCTTCGTGATGAACATCTATAATAGGCTTCATCTCCAGCAATTTCCTGGAGTGTTCTTCGCTCCCATAAACAATATTCGGAACGTTGTCTATGTTTTCAGAAAATCCCGTCAACTCTGGTTCATAAAACTTTGAATTGTCGTGAAGGATTCCCCTGCGGTAAAGCTCTCCTGAGAACTCGCTTAGATACAGTTGCACGGATCGGACGTGGCAACGAGTCTCTTGTAAATATCTCACCTTGTTGTCGTTCATTTTAGGTTATGCCCCTTATTCAACTCTTCACTGAAATTTTTGTTGTAACCCAAATTAGTCTCTATCTGTTTCTCTATTGTCTTCGTGTGAATCAACGCGAAGTCTTCTTCTTTCGGAAACCAAGATTCTACCCTGAACCCTTCTATTTTTTCGTGCAGCGGTCGCTTCCACTCCAAGTGAGGGAGATTTTTGAAAAGTCTACCTTGATAATCTCCGTTGTTCCAGTTTACCCACTTATTAGGATTGTTTATATTCCATCCCCACTGCTTCGCATGGGCGTCGGTCACTCCGATGAAGTTGTTTATCCGTGGAAGCCAAAACAATTCCACACTTTCATTTGAAAGGAGTATTTCCTGCAAATTCTGGAGCAATGTCTCGGAAGGAATTTCATCGGCGTCAATCTGAAACACCCATTTGCCTCTACAGAGAGACTTTCCGTAATTCTTGTGTTCCGAATAATTCTTATTTAGGTGGTGTAATTCTATTCTAAAAAACGGGTCGTTCTTAGTTTCGTTAAGCACCGCTCGGGTGAGTTCGTGGTCAGTGTAATCATCGAGGATGACGCACTCACAACCCAGACTGTAATTCGATAGAACTCGTAAAAGATCCCTAAGCTGTTCCCCTTCGTTCTTACACGTAACCAGATAAGATATTATGACATCATTCATTTTACACTTTCTTCAAAGTTGGCAATTCTATCTTCTTCAACGTAGGAAGTTCAAGTTTTTTCAACTTCGGAAGAACAATCTGGCTAGTAGTTGGAAACTCCGGAATGTATTTATCCAACATAGCATGGAATTGGACGTCTATCGCTTCCTTGCTGAACTTATCTTTGTTTACTATGCTTGCTACGAGTGCTTTCTCAGTTAGTTTGTCATAGTTCGTGACCATTCCTCTCAACTTTTCCTTGGCTTTCTCATAGTTTACATGGAACCAAGACGATTCTCTGATTATCCACTGATTTACAGAATCTCCTCTGACCGGTTTGATTTCTCCTGGGAGAAGATAGGAATTGTCTCTGTTCAAGAAATCCAAATGTCCACTCCAATCCGACGCCATTATCGGTTTACCGCTCAAAGAGGCCAGTAAAAGTGGATGGCCGTAGCCCTCACCGTGAGTGAAGCTTACGTGGCACTTGACCTTCTCGTGATTGAATAGTGCGTTCATTTCGACATCGGACAATTCTCCGTGAAGAAGATACACGTTTGGAAGGTCACCCTGGACAGTGGCCTTAATAGCGTTTATCCTCCGTAGACACTCGTGTTTATCTACCTGAGAGAACGCTACTCCACTGGTTTTAAGTATGAGAGCAGGCTTGTTCTTCTGATTCGCGAAGGCTTCACAGAACGTCTTAATCAACATTCCGATGTCTTTTCTGTCACTGAACAATCCATTGCTGTGCGTCCACTGTCCTACGAATAAAAAGCAAAAATCTTCCTTTACCGCAGAAAGTTCTGAATCTAAGGTTGGACACTTCTCGTCCGTCTTTTTATAGATGGATGTGTCTGCGCCCCAGTTGACTACTTCGATGGGTTTCTTCAGTTTAATCTCTTCTTTCGTCCCATTTGGGTTTTGTTTTGTCAATACCGTTTTTTGAAACACATCCTTGACGAAATTGGATAAAACGAAATTCGCCGTCATCCGGTTCATCCCCTCTATCCACTCTCCCGGTGGAACTGTGGTTTCAATTCCAGCGGTCATACCAATATTCACCTTTGCGGGGGCCTGATATTCGTTTGGAATAGTCATTTGAATGAATACTTCCGGCTGCTTTTGTAACGGCTGTCGAAGAATACGATTAAACAATTCGATGTCCTCAGGAGTCTCCATGTCGGAAAGCGACGTCTTGGACGGACATCCTCCCCAACGAGTAGGGACGATCTTCAAATCCAACTTACCGTATCTAAGCAACGATTTAGCCATCGCTAATGACCATTCACCGTATCCACTACGGGTGAATAATGCTGACTGTAAAATACATAATGGTTTGTTCATATAAACTGTTTTTCTCTTTCTTTGATGTTGTCCAAATATCTCTTAGATACGGCTGACTCTTGCGTTTTTAAGTTAAACTTTTCGAGCAATGTTTCCTTTGCACTGGAATCAGTGCTCCCAAATCCTCCGGTCCGAGTGGTAGAATCTAACGAATCGGTTAGATGAAAAGTTACCCTCTCAACCACGGTGACTTTAATCTGAGCCACCGCGTCTCCACGTTTGTAGATTTTAGAAAGATTTGGTTTTCCAAAAATCCTACCATTGATGACGGTGTAATCTTCCGGCTGCCAAATATAGTTGAATCTAACTAAGATTTCGTTTCTATAATCAGTGTCTATGAGGCCCACGGAATTTGCAAGGGATAAATTGTATTTTGATATAGATGACCTAGGCATCAATAGAATGTCATACTCAACGACATCGTTTCCAAACGGAGTAAAGCTCGTGGAGGATTTTGGTGAAACAAACAACCCAGTCCTATATTGGATATAATCTATCGAGGAGTAATATTCAGAGTAATACTCTTTATCGGCATCTTTCACACCGACTATTTCTGGTTCAGATATGGCCTTTATGTCATACCCAGTGGATTTCTCTGTCCCACGAGTAGGTAATAACGGTTCGACCAGAAACGTGTCATTCTTTAAAACTTGTAGTATCATCTGTGATATATTACCAACTAATGTGTTGGATTCAAGTTATTTTACTCTCTCTCAACTCGTTGTGTATTTTATCAACATCTATCTTTGGAATATCACATCCCATGCTATTACCTGGCATCTTGTGACCCACATATTCGGAATCGGTATGAAGACTGAACCTCGAACGTGGAGTGAAGTTTTCTAACGTGAAATCCATGGCCTTTATAAACTGGTCGGCCAGGTTTAGATGGTTGAGTCCACCTTCGCCGAGTGCCCACTCTCTCCCCACGGCTCCGCATTCTGAGCACTTCGTCTTTCCGGCGGTATACCAATACATCATGGCGTCGGCTACGTCTTCCCACTTACACAAGTCATCGAAGATGTATGGTGTCGGCGGGGAACCCTGTATAACTCGTGTTACGGGCCAGACTGGTTTTGCCCAAATTCCATGACGTGAATACTTACGGACGTTATTGGAGCCAAAGTCTCTGGAGAATTCCACCGGCTTCCCCTCGTCGTCCACTTGACCGATTTGGTCTTGAAGTCCTCCGGTGACATTTACAATCACAGGAGTTCCACTCATAATTGACTCAGCTACGCTAAGACCGAAACCTTCATTTGAACTCACGTTAATTGTCACATCGGCCATGTTGTAGAGGATATTCATTTCTTCCGGAGAATATCTGTTTTCAAGAACAATGTGGTTGATTCCCGTGAGGAACGCTTCGCCGCACGCGTTCAAATCTGTTCCAGCATCCAACACCTTTTCGGTATGTAATACCAAAATACACTTGTCGGATTTCTCCTTCGGGAGATTGTCACAGAATGTTCTGAAGGCCAACATGATGTTGGCCGTTCTCTTCCGATTTATGTTTCGGCTGTTATAAAAGAACATGAAATCATATTCCTTGTCTTTGAAGACGTTCTTGCGAAGTTTAACCACCGACGGGTCGTTATCTGGCAACGGTTTAAAAACCGTGCCGTTAATTCCGTGTGGCAAATAATGTAGTAGATGTTTTCCTTTGATTGGCATAAATTTATTCTGGGTTCGGTATAGATGTTTCAAGCAACGATACGAATACGGATTCTAGTCTCACCTCTATATCAGGAATTCGTCCGGGAAGAAAGTCGTCAGACTTCTTTTTTGCGGTCATGTAAAAGACCAATCCTTGTTTTTTCTCCTGACCATTTATCTGGTCCAACTGTGCGTAGGGAGAACCTAGTTCGGTGTCGTCCAATGCGGTTGATTTGGTAAACATCGTTTTGGCATACGACTCACGCGCTCGGTCGAACCAACCCGATACTTCTTCTTTGGTTCCCATCAGACGTTTAAGTGTAGATTCTATTAGTGGCATATTTTACTTTTCGTTTGAATTTAATTCTTCCATCAAAACCTCATACATCTCAGATGTTCCATCCAATCCATGAAGTTCCTTTAATTTGGAAATTGCGTCAGATTCCATTGTTCCCGTCAACTTTTTTCCACACGAATCGGTTATAGTCATTTCTACAGAGTGTTTTTTCATAGGTTCAGACCTGGTCCAACTGAAACTGAATGTTCTGTTTTAGTTTTGAGATTATTCTATTAAGTCTATTTATCTCTTGAAGAGAGTCTTGGGCCAAGACTAATATGGCCGCGTTATCAAACACCACTGCTTTAGAAACACCCCTCAACTTGTCCAGAGAATCTATGGATACAGTAGAGATATATTCCTCTGACATATCTTCGATGTGACTTCTCATCCTCTCATTATGAACCACGACTACGGCACCACAAGCCTCAGCAGCGGCGACTACGGCGGTGGTATGTCCGACTTGTCTCGAACAAGTGTAGAGTTCTATAACTGATTTTAGGTTTTTTTCTGCAATGGTTTCCATAACTTATTGGAGTTTAACCAAATTTCCGTCCTTGTCAAGATCACCTTCGATTAAACGACAGTTTTCGGGCCCCAATACCCACTTGTTGATGTTCATGGTCTGCTTGCTGATGCTGAACAATGAGTCACAGCTCTCATAAAATGGCCGGTTCCACATTGGATATGGTAGGTCATCCCAAATATTTAGATACGTCAATGGAATCTTCTGTCTAATCTTTCTCTCAATCTGATACAACCATCCCCAAAAACGAGGGTCGGTGAAGTGCATCAAAGCATCCGGCTTTTCCATATCCATAACTGACAGCAACATATCTTCGTTACCGTATCCATCAACCGGATAAAGTTTAAGATATGTTTCTTCCTTCTTAGTCTTCGCGTATTCCGCTGCCGCCTGTGACATATCAACTATCTTGTTGGCCTCTGGGTGATGGATAGCACCTGCAATTTGAACCCAATCATAGTGATGGATAGTGTTCAAAACAATTTCACGAGACTGGCACGCGACGCCACTAAACATTCGGAGGTCGTCTGATAAGAGTAGTATCTTTTTCTTTTTCATAGATAATTATGGTTTTGCTGGTGCCGAACCTGTTGAGTCATATTCTTCGATTATGGCTTTAATCTCAGACTCGATGTCCTTAATCTTTTCCTTGTAACCAGAATTAACGTCTTTTTGATCTCGCTTAGTTATGAGAAGAGATTCGGTTAGTTCGTAGACCTTCGCTTCAGCTTGTGCTTTTGTCATTTTCATAATTTGATATTCTGTAACTTCCTGAGATGGCTTGTAGGATGGCTTTTTCGACGAAACGATTCATTTTGAATCCGTTTTCGTCACAAAATTCCCGAAGAAGATCTCGGATTGAAACCGAGACTTGTATTGAAGTTTTTTCTTCTTCTGTAACCATTATGCACCATACATATTGGTCTACATTAGAAAAGATTAGAAAAGATTAGATTATCAATTATTATATTGATAACCGGACTTTAAGAGGGTTATATTTGGTTCGTCTCGGAGTCTATTTCTATAAGGAGACATGGAGATATTGACACCCCAACCGAGGAAATCCATCAAGGTTTCTTTTGACACAAACCCTTTGGTCTTTATCAATTTTAAAATATCATTGTATCTAGGAGTATCCTTGGTGAGTTTGTCGAACTCAAAGACATTCCACCCACCAAACCACTCCTTGACCGTGTTATTCCACGAGAGGTCTGTAACCACGGATTTTAGAGTTTCCGTATGGGTCTTTCTAAAGGTAGGGTCGTCGAGAATGGTTCCAATTTTTGAAAGAAAGTCTGCGTCGGTTGTGAAGAACAACGGATAATCCTCACCAACCATTTCGGGATAACAAAGTCTTTTAGGCAGAAGATATGGAAGTCCACGGCTCATCCCATCCGTAGCGGAAATAGACCATGCGCTGTAGTCTTTGAAGAACCCAACTCCAACGTGCATCTGTTTTAAGAAATTCGTGTAGTCTTTACGATTGAGGCACACTTTCTTGATGTAGGGCCGTTCGACTTCCGCAAGAGTCACATACACAGTGAAGTCTTGACGAGTTTCGTATAACTTATCCATTGATTTCAAAAACTCATTCCAACCCGTATACTCATTTGGTCGGTGGTTGAAAAGAATGGATTTATGAATCAAGTTCGTATTGTTTCCGAAATCTACATCCGTTCCGAGATAGTGAGGCTGAATTATTCTCTCCAAGTCTTTCAACACAGAATCAGAGTAGAATTTGGAAGCCTTCTTTAGAATGAGGTTCTTCAGCCAGTTCGAGTTCACCCCACACTCTTGCATTTCAAGAGTTCCCGCGATGTTGTTCATAAACACGTTCTTCTCGTAGGCAGTGTTTTCCTCTACTTCATACCAATGACAGTATCCCAAAAACTTGGGACGTATATTAGTCTGGTTGTTGAAGAGGTTTGAAAGTTGAAGCGTGTGTTCTGGCAAATGGCTGTAAATGATGTCGTAATCGTTTTTCCGCCAATCGACAAGGTTCATCACTTTCTTGAAGTCGAAATTTATCCTCATCGAATTTGGATACGTCGGAAAATCCAATATGAGTTGTTCTGTGTTTGGGAATTTCAAACTCTTGACTTCTTTTGGTGTGACTATAGACCAAAATATTCCCGGAACCATCTTGTTGACTTCACGAATGACGTTTGACAACACTACCACGTAGGAATCCTTCTCCAAATCCTCGGAGTAGGTTATGTTTGGCCACACCAAAATTCTATATTTACACTCTACCTCCGGATTGTCGTATTCAAAAAAATCACTCATGGTTCAATAAGGTTTTCCAATTATGGACCAGAGGTCTTACAAACACAATTTTTTTCTTACTTTCAGTTACTTTATATCCGCTACCATTGTGTTCTCCAAGATACTTTCCATATATCTTTAGACACTCCTCTTTGTTTTCTCTGGCAAGCCTTCCTCTTTCTCCCTTCTCCTTCGCCCATAACAATAACGGAGACTTTTGGATACTTGCACCAGATGTCATTCCGACCTCGACCCAGTTATCACTTCTATAACAACTGCCGTTTCTCGATACGTGTCCGTCTAATGAAACATCTCTGTCGGGCTGAACAAACGTCTCAAGCAGTATTAATCTGTCGTTGTAACGATTCTTCCAGTCCACTGCACCAACTTCGCGCAGCTGGCGAAGACACATACTTGCCACATTCTTTATGGTGATGTTGTCTCTTATTAAGCAAAATCTACTATTGTTAGCGACTTCGTTTAGGTGACGCATCTTAGTTTCATTGTTCCACCCAACAAATGCATCTCGGCAAGCCACCGCAATTGTGGCACTGCTCAATCCCACGGCTCCTACGTGATTTCCACTCACGCCTTCGTAGACCAAGTATCTAAGATTCCTCGTCGGAGAATCTTTGTATTTTACATACGAGTGGTGTTTATTTATGGTATCACGAAATAGCTTATTTTGCACAGGCGTAGTGCATTGTATAAGTTGGATTTGCAGTTTAGACTTCTCTATGTCAAAAAACGTGTCTCCATTATTGTATAGATTCTCTTTCACAAAACCTTGTATAATATCTGGCGGACATTCTCTCTTAGAGTCAAGTTTTTTCTGGCGTCTTCATGGGTTTTACAACCAGAGTCTTTCCACTCTAAGGATGCATCCGAAATACGTTTTAACATCGGGTCGTTTTCGCTTTCATCAGTTGATGCGGGCGGCGTATAATCTCTCAACTCGCTGCCGGGATAACCTTTATATCTTGACAAGTGAACGAGTTTACCGGATAACTCCGACTGAATCCAGAATGCTTCGTCGTTTGCATATTTAGCAAATCGGACGTCGCTGACAAAGCATACATCAGCTTTACTGGCACGAATCTCAGGGTCTAACATATCTATCCAGCACCTACCTTTTGACCAGTTTCTCTTAACGCCACCATACCATATTAGAAATGGTCTAAAAATGGTTTTCTCCTCGGTGACTTCCGACCAGACGTTTAGACCGAACTTTTCCTTCAAAAATGGTTCACAGTCACGTTTGAGATACGTGGCCAAGGCGAAAGTTTCCGACCGTTTTCCGTATTCTTCTTTTAAGATGTCACTCGCGATGTCACAGAATAAGTTCTTTCCAACTCTAGCGACACCGGAAATTCCTATGTATTTAGTCTTCATCATTCAAAATCTTTTCTATTTCTTTATCCGACAAACCATATCCCCTACATATCTCGGCGAGTTCTTCGATCCCACCTTCTATTGACACCAACGTTTTGCAATAATCATTTGCATCTGACCTGCTCACTTCATATTTAGAGGAGATATATCCTACAAGAGTGGGATTAAATTTCTTGTTTTTGCTCTTTATGTATGGTGTGTATTTTACAGGACTTACCAACGCACACGCAACTTTGTAAAACGATTTACTATCCATTTTATCAAAAATCTTGGTAAGATACGAGACTTCGTTGATGCACGAACTATCCATGCTCAAAAACCTACATATCATGTAATGATTGAAGGATTTTTTGTCTCCATCGGTGAGGGAGTCGAAATACTTGGGGCTTTTTACGTTCCTTATCTGATTGATATGGTCGAATAGAGACTTATACTTGGGAGCGTCTTCTGTCGAACTTTTCTTTTTTGGTTTTGCCATATCTATTCAGAGCGGATGTCTTGTTAAGAGACGACTGTATCACGTTGATGTGCTGATTCAAAGAACTTATATCCCTTCGGAAAATTTTATTGTTCTCGTCTTGATTTATCAGGTTTGCCTCCACCGAGGATTTATATGCAAAAAAGATGTATGCCGACAATCCGAAGATTACCGGCATACATTTTGGAAACAACCAACACGCCAAACCCACGATCACCGAAATTGAAATTCGTTTAATCAATCGTGGGAATTTGGTTAGGCGCGAGCTGCCAATGCGTTCGCCTTGGTCAATACGTTACGAAGGACGCGGAGTTCGCGGCCGGAGATGTCAACGCGGTCGGTTTCAGTGCGAAGGGTCAATTGACTTCCCTGTTTGGCTCCACGGAATGTCTGGGAAACGAAGGCTTCAAAATTGCCAACGGTATCATAGACGAATGCTGTGCGGTTTTTCTTGTTTTTACGTGCGATCATATGTTTTGTGTTTGTTTTTTTGTTTCGACTCTAACAACAGTGTTATATCGAACTTATGTTTAAGACTTTACCACCAGAGTTATTAACTGTCAACAACATTTCTACGATTTTGTTTCTTATATTAGTCGAATTTATACAAAACCCACGGTTTAGCAAATCCAGCGAACTCGTCTTTCTCAGGAGAGAATTTATCAAAATTGTCTCCGTAGTGTGTAAGATACATTCTTTCCTTGTATGACGGTAGAAGTCGAGAAAGTTCTTCATACGTTGCGTGAACTGAACCTGGGCCGGATAACTGACAGTCATGGAATATGGCTTCAACCGAACTAAAATCCAGATGTTCAAAGATACTCAAATCGAATCGAGTATCGGCTGTAAATACAACCTTCCCGTCCAATTGTAATCCCGTGGACCAAAATGCTTTTTCCCAACTGTTTACGTCTCCCGGAACATGGAATGTTCTAAAAATCTCAAAATCCAAAATTCCGTCAAGTTTGATGTGATACTTCTCTCTCGGTTGGCACGATTCCCAATTAGGTCGGACTACATCTATCAAATCCGTGAATCGCAAAAGTCCGTCTTCATTTATCTCACACCCACCCTTCAAAGTCTCGTTCCAAAGCGTCTGTTGATATTCGTGTGTGATAATCACCTTTGCCTTCTTCTTCTTAATATACCTCAACTTTAGAAGAAGTTCTTCGACTGCGCCTACGTGGTCGGCGTGAGAATGGGTAAAATGATAGTAGTCGAAATCTAACATACTCACCCCGCGTGACTCCAATGAGACAGGAACACTGGTTCCTAAGTCAACCAATATTGTCTTACCGTATTTCGCTACAATCAAACTCGTGTTGGCGTTTTTTCTAGCCCACGCATTACCAACACCAGCGAAGCACAGGACTAACCCGTCCTCACTGTGTTTCTTTATTTGGTCTAACGTGGGAACCTTCGCGCTGTCTTCTAGTTGTATGGTTTTCATAATTATTCAAAAAAGTCTACGCTTCTTTCATTTTCAGTTGACCGATTTAACACACTAGCCCCATCGAGAAGTTTGAGTTGCGTCGGACATATGTAAAACATACCTATTTTGTAGTCGGCATACGCTACGCTTCTCATTTGATAATAAACCTTCACGTTCGATTCATCACCGCTTCTAAACTCTATGTAATAGATTCGGGGGTCGCTTAACCTAAACAATTGATTTTCTGGTATGTGGATGTTTGTGTGAAATACGTGTTTCGGTTGAAACTCAACATAGGCTCCTCGCCCTCCAAAAACTACACGATTATATCCTTGCGCTAATCGGTATCCATTTTTTGTCAAGAACAACGTCGTGTCATCACCAACGTCGGGTATTTTGATTTGCTTTTTATCTTCCGACTTCATTTAAGTATTTCTCCTTGGCTTCTTTATATTCCATCCCGATCATATCATTGTAATAGAGAATGTCACCCTTTAAATTTGACTCCGCTCTAAGCTTCTTGTATCGGTCTATGGCCTTGGGCCTCCACCAATCTAATATGGAAGTTTTCCCAGATGCGTAGAGCGGTTTCATTCTCAAATCCGACTCTTTAATCTTGTTACAAAGAAATTCTCTGGTATTTTCATAGAAGGAACTGTAGTATGTTCCCCGTTCAAATCCGTGGACGTAATCCGACGTCTTCATCTTTAACTGAGAGAATATCTTGGATATTACCCTCTGTTTCGCTCCTGTCACGGGGCCGGATACTCCATCCTTCTGCTTCATCATCTCAGCATACTCATGGGGTTTATTTTCCTGTAACCAGTGGTGCCAGACTTCATAAACCGTGTCATCCGGTTTTATGGGCATCTTTCCAGCACTTGTTCCACATTTATGCCACCACTTCAGACTATTATACATACTGTAACTTCCGTATAAACTCGTGGTGGTCATGCCCGCCATTACATTGTTATATCCGTTCTTCCAGGCGTCTCTTACAACATCGGTCGTGACCAAACAAGCCGAAAGTTTTCCACCCAAGAAATTGTATCCAAAGGGTTGTGTAGACATAATGCAGCTTCCAATCGCACTATTGTTGATTCTCTTGTCACCCTTGAGCCTATCGTCGGAAGTCCATCCAATGTAATTATCTCTGTCAGTTATGGCTATGACGTCGCTTGATATGGAAATCCCACCCAACAATCGTCGTTCAGGTGTTCCATCGTGTATGATTAGTTTTAAAAACCTTCCCGGCGTTTGGCTGAACTCCATCGTGTGACAGAAAAGCCTCAGCATTAACCAATCGTTCTCCGTGGAGTTGGTGACAAGTTCAATGGTTGGATTCATGGATTCCAACTGATTAACAGTCTCCTTCTCGTCTTGTATATCGTTTGGAACCCAAATTTTCGACTTCGTTATAGACGAATTTGCTACTAAGCTTCTGTAAGTTTGTAGTTCATACCACTTCTTATAGAATGTCTGTTCACGGACATCCATAGACTTTAACAAATTCATGTTATCTACGAACCTTTTCTTCTCTAGTTCGTAATCGAATTCAATTACGTCGAAAAAATCGTTAGGAGAACTCATATGTATTCTACGATACCATGACATTCAAGAAAATCAATGTAAAAGAAACTCTGTTTCATTATATAGAAATAGACGCTACGAACTGTGTATTGTTTGACTCTGAATTGGACGTTCCCTTGATTCGTGGAAGTAAAAATCGTGTGGCGGCGGTGATAAAAAACCTAAGTCCTTCCATACGGATAAACTATTACACTCTCGACACAGATTTTATAAAGATTGGGAAGATTTACGAAAAAAGAAAGGGACACTGATGTGCCCCTCTTCTCTCGTTATTTGGTGTTAGATTAGGCGACCACTGCCTCAGCGGAAGCGACGGTTTCAGCAGGTGCGGCCTCGGTCTGAGCGCCGATGGAAACGACGTTCACGGAATACTTCTCGTTCAACAACACACCAGCAGCATTGATGGCTGCCCACGTGTCCTTGCTAACGGGAGTGGTCGCCATGATAATGGATGGGCGGCCCTTTGGCTGATGGAGCGTTCCGACTTCGACAATCTTACCGGTGGCGACGAACTTCTTGACGCGAACTCTCAGAGTGATAGGAACGAACCCGGAATTGAATTCCTTGTAGAGAGACTCATTTGTATAAAAACCACTCTTAGGCAACGTGACCTCCAACTTGGTTCTGTTCTTGCGACCAGTCTTGGTTGAGGGTGTCGTTGAGGGTGTCGTTGAGGTGGTTGTATCGGTTTGGTTTGTTTGTTTCATAATTTTGTTTTTTACCTACGACCTAATCTTATCATAAGAAAGTTTTATGTCAACCAGTAAACTTAAAAAGATCAGTCTTTTTTCAAAAACATGGCATTCATTGTGTTTGAGATTTTCACCACATTATTTACATCTACGAATGCGGCATCTTTCCCATACATTTTTCTAAAATCCTTTTTCAGTTCTTCGGATAACTCGGCCTGGTCGGATTCTATGAAGTATGACAGTATCTTGTATCCAAGCCTCCTTATCTCCGAAACTTGAATGCGTGTGTGTTCTACCGCTGGGGCACCGATATACAGTATTTTACCATCTCTGCTCCCTTGGAAGCACGGTTGACCGTCCGAGAAGTTAAGAAAATATCTATCCTCACCGATTTTTGGTTGCGGCAAGTTTGTTAAAATAGCCTCAAACGCCAAACCCTCAGGAGTGGTATTATTGGGGGAAAGATACTTGAATTGAGTTATTACCTTGGTGATTGAGTCTTTCGTGGAATCGTAGGCCATTACCACATAAGGAACCTCTCCGGAGGACGTCCGTAGGGTAGTTCTGAAGCTCACTGACACCTTTATATTAGAAATCATAGACGCCGCTTTGCATATAGCAACTACGCTGGTGAGTGTCTTAGACCACTTCTTTCCAGCCATTGAACTGCTGGCGTCAACTGAAATATGAATTGATATTTCATTAAATTTGTCTACCTTGGTTGTATAAAATACGTTATAGATGTCGTGACCAAGTTCCGATAGAAGCCTTCTATCTATTTTACCGGATGGTTGTCTATTATACTTTGTGGATCTTACTTCGTCACGTATCTGTAAACGCTTTCCTAACAATCTGCCCATCACTAATCCTGCACGCACAGCTGGTTCGTGAGGTGAAGGAGAATTGAGTTTGAACGTAAACATTGGAAAGGCAGCATCTTCCAACAGTTCGTTGGTCAGTTCTTTGACTAACACACATTCGATTCCTTTGAAATCAGACTGTTTTGATAACGATTTTCCAACACGTATTAAAACCATGCCGCTCTTATCAATCGAAGATACCGTTTGACTATCTGCGTCATTCAATATGGGTTTCTTTAGTTCACCGTTAATAAACGCTTTTTGGCGATCAACGACTTTGTTTAACTTATCAATGTTTACACCGGATGTATCACCGGTGCCAGATTCTAAATCGTCCTCACTTTTAGCCGCATCTTTATCAGTGACCGTGTTTTCTGCGTCAGACCCACCTATGTCGTCTTTTTTAGGTTCTTCATCACCGGGCTTCTCCTCGGGCTTTTCAGACGGTTTCGTTGAATCTTCGGGTTCAGATGGTTCCTCCGGTGGCGGAGATGAACTGTCACCGTTAGATTTTCCGTCCGAGGGGCCGGGAGCGCCGGTGGCAGGTTTTGAGTTTTTTCCAGCGGATTCACCCTTTTGTTTTCCTAAATTTTTCAGTATTATCTCACAGATGTCTACAGCTACCAAGAATCTATCATTTGGAGTTTTGAGTCTAAGAACCGTTGGTATATCAATCAGATTGTAAATCTCTTCAAGGCCAGGCAAAGCTGACAAATCTGTTGCAGGGTTTGTGAAGTTTATGATACGAAACTCATACGCTGAAAGGCTGGGAAACCTATAGACGTTTGACTTCAACGCTGTCGAGTTGTCTTCTAGGTTAAAATACCTGTCATACAATGAAATGTAATATCCTCTGTAACCAGGAGCATCCCTATAAATCAGAGAATCTATGAACCTATCCTCCACGTAATTAAGCATGGTTTTTACCAAAGCTGCTACACGGGATTTTGTTATATTCTTCTTGACCGCCAGGTCGTATAGCTTACGGGGAGTTCTTTGCCAGAGAGTTTTTAGTATCAAGAAATCACTATGGACTATATGGGCACCTTCATGGAGAGACAACCCCACCGCAACGTCAAAATCCTTTTTTTGCTTTATATTAGGTGAAAGATAGACGATTTCACCATCGGTGGCATTTTTGTCTTTAACATTGAAGTGGACGGGAATGTTTCGTCCGGTCAAAATGTTTACAAAGTTGCTTATGGCTTTTCTGTATTGAGCAAGACGGATTAGGTGTAAATACTCTGCGGGTTCATCTTGTTTGATGCCGTCATCACCCATCCAAAAATCGGAATAGACTGTTGGTTCCATATCAGAATGGCACCTTACTCGTCGGTGCGGATGGAGTTCCGGTTTTTGCAGGCGGCGTCTTGAACAGATTTTTCGGTAGGTTAGGGTCTACCACATATTTTTGGACCAGTTGTTTTATATACGTCCGTTCACTGTCGGCACCACCCTCTTGTTCAAAGTTCGGATATATTACGTTCTCCGCAATTTCCAAAAGGCTAAAACCGTCAGTCAACAATTCAGCCATCTCAACCGTGTCACGAGTTGAAAGGAAATTCGTCAAGGACGAATCCTCTTGTTTTAGAGCCTTTCTTGTGTGACCGGCAATCTCCACCATATGTTTAAGCGTTTCGAGAAGAGAGTCGTCAGTTATGTCAAACCTAGATTTTAACAGATTGAATTCATTTTCGGCGTCCAACGGTTCCATTTCAATCTTTACACTAAATCGGTTCAATAACGCCCTATCCATTATTTTCGTGGAAGTGTATTCGTTTCCTATGTTAGCCGTTGCGATGAAGGTGACACCATCGGCGACATGGACAACCTCGCTGTCACGCTTTTCATCCAACCTCAAATATCTCTGTAAATCATCCAATACCGTCATAAGGATGTTCCATGCATCTGGATGAGCACGAGAAATTTCATCCAACAGAATTATTGCACCGGGGGTTCGGATTGCTGTGACGAAGGTGGATTCGTTAAAAATTGTTCCTGTGGATTTATCGAAGTGTGTATTTCCAATGAGGGAACTTCTGGAATCTTGTGTGCTGCCGAGATTGAAATAGAAGAACTGTTCATCAGAGGCCAGTGCTTTGGCAACACTCTTGGCAGCCAACGTTTTTCCACATCCAGTCGGACCTACCACTAAAACATTCTTTCCACGTAAAACACTCCTACATAGGTATTTCCACTTCAAGTCGCTTATTATAAGCGATGGTGGAATAAGGGAACTACACTTGGAGAGTTTCTTTTTAATGTCGTCAGACTGTTTCATTTGATACAGTCTATCACGATATTCGGTAGAGTCAACCCCTAATTAAAATAACTCACTTCTTTTTTATCTTCTTCTCTGGCAGTTTCAACTCTTTACCCTTGCCACCCTTCAAAACGTGCTTTTTCTCTTCTTTATCTTGTTTTGGAAACGTATACTTTGCTTTACCAGAGTCGCTGTCGTGGGATGATTGACCCTTCACTTCTCCAACTTCAGCGAGGGGCTGGTCGGGAAGGTCGGCTTCTTTTTCAACTTCTTTCTTGTTGAAATCGAGGTCGTCTTTCTTCGTGTCACCGACTTTTTTCAAATCTTTAATCTTGCTGTCGGGCAAACCGGTTGTCTTTTTGGTTTCATCTTCAACCTGAGAAGCCGCTTTGTTGAAGGCGGTTTGTTTGTAATCCAATTTCTTGTCGTCCAACTTCTCCTTCAAATAATCCTTTACACCCTTTAAATCGAGGTTCATCTTCTTCTCACGGTCGGTTCCATTTTTGATGAAAATGACATCAAATGCGTCTTTCATCATTGGACGGATTTCGATTTGTGTAGGGGAACATCCGCCGACTTCAAAGTTTCCAGCACGGTTCTTACGTAAAGACAGCGACTTATTCTGTTCTTTAAGCATTCTAAGAACCGCTTTCATCGACTCTTCGATTGACTTAGAATCCTCAGACTTTACTTCTTCAATAGCCTCTTTTATAATCTTCTTCAAGATGGAAAGTTTCGATTCTTGAAGTTCTGTGTTTCCAACAAATCCGTCGTCGTCAGCCTTAACAGCAGGTTTCTTTAACTGGGGATAATCTTTCGCAAACTTCTGTGTGGTATTCCGTTTTACAAAGAACTCTCCACGAGCGTCGGGCAAATATCCCAACTCCGGAGCGGCCTCACGTGCATACTCCACAAGTTTCTCATACAGAGCTTCGGCACGGTCTACGTCCTTTTCCATCTCATACGACAAGTCTTCTATTTCAGAGAAAGCAACAACCATGCTTCCCTTCTCGAACAAAGCATTGACCGCCGATTCACCTTGTCCGGACGGGTCTACTTCTCCGTGGCCGAATTTTTCACGGATAACTGCATCAACATTTTCACGGATAATTTTCTTCAATTCGGACAGTTTGAGCTTCATATCCTATAAATATCTTTAAAAAAAGGTTTCGGTTGCATTATTTTCCACTACAATTTCTTCTATTTCATCAACATGGTGACAAGACTTGGGATACGGTAATATCGGATGTTTAAGAGATTTTGTGAGTTTCTTCTTCTCCACACGAGAACCTATAAAAATCACATACCTATGTTTTGTCGATTCCTTCTTTCTATAAAAGGTCTTTCCTATACATCGCTTTAAGTGGTCTATATTACAACTTCCCCATCTTGACGTAACCGACCTACTATGCATCCATTCATAGTTTGGTGGCCCCTTCAAACTTAAACTATAATTGGGCATCAAGGCGAGGGACGAGTTTCCTTGATACAGAAACCCGGTTGCTTGGTATATCACTCCGACATGGCCTTGTTCTCCGTCTGCGTAACTTAACACCGCCTTTATTTTAGGGAACTCTCGGTTGAGGAGTTTGAACGATTGGACTATGCTATAACTTTCTATATTCCGTCCAAAACCGTCGTGAATGAAAAGTCTGGTTAGTTCAAAAACTTCATCTATCCGTAAAGAATCCGATAGTGACGCTGCTGCACTTCTTCCGACTGGCTGGCCGTATATTAAACATCCTATCAACTTATCTTCGGTTCCGGTAAAGTGTTCGCTACATTCATTAGTCTTGTAGAATACTCCATACGCCACCTGACATAGACTCCACTTGTGGGTGTAGTGATTCTTTACAATTATGTCTTTGGCTACACTCTTTGAAATCTGTCTCAAATAGACTTTAGATGAATCAAACGGTGCTTCCGAATTTCGTGGAGGAACTTCCATGCAACCATATTACATGGATGGGGTCAGATTACAACTTTTTTTAGGATTTATGTCCCATCGGTTCGGAACCTCTTGATGCGGTAGCTAGTTGAATACTACCAAGGTATCCGTGTCCTTGAACGTGAGAAGCGGAACAGAATACTTTTATTGTGTTGCCGTTAGCAACTATGATTCGATACTCGTCTTCAAACTGCCGGGCGTCTTTGATGCAAGCCTCCCAATTTGACACAACTCTTTCACGGTCTTCTTCGTGAATGGTGTTTTTCCAATTATGTCCCAACAGGTCGGTAGAGTCTCGGCCAGTGAGGTTACAGTATGGTTTATTTACCCATGAAATCTCTCCGGTATCTTGAGCCTCAAATATAGCTTCCTGCCTATGGTCCATCATCCATCTCTGACGGTAAAATATTTGTTCCGTCATCTGCGTATTTGCAGTTATCTCCTTTGCCATCAAATTTACTTTATCTTTTATGGAGCCTCCGCCGTTGGGGGTCAACTCTTTGAATATGAGGTCCACTTGACCATGAACCCTCATTACAGTCTTATACTGTTCACGAAGCCACTTGAACGACCACCATCCAGCTTTGGCCAAAATACCTATGATAGTTAGTGCTGAAACAATTATTTCGAGGTCAATGTCTGGCATATTGATATTCTATAATAAATATCGACATTCTTTGAAAACGACCAGTTTAACTTAACGAATTGGGCAGGCGCCGCCGTCGCATTCGATCCCCTGAATCATTTCTGATACCGACGTCTCGTTTACGACAATGTGTTTGAGATGTTTTTTTGCTTCAAGATACTCTTGTTCAGTTATTTCTATGTAAGGTGCCTGTTTGAATCCGTGGTCTTTATGAAGTAGAAAACTTACACTTTTTATGTTCTTCTCGTAGTTAACCTTTAACCACTCTTTGAGGGATTCGAGTTCCTCTGGTTTGTAATATGCAGTTACACTTACCGCGTTGTCACTCCACACACTCTGTAATTCTTTCACCATTTCAAGCTGTTTAAAGACCGACATATCTTTTGCTAAGACCGCTCCATCAGGCGTCACACATGGGAAATATATAACAACCGTGTCGTGATTTTCTTTACCATCAAGTTCTAATAAAAACTCCGTTCTGTATCCTGCATCCCTACAAGCCTTCACGAGTTTATCTGAGCTAGCAACGCGGATGGTTCTGAAATAATGTTTGCTGTATGCTGGGTGGATTCCAGGAGTTGACCCACCTAATATTGACAGAGTTCCCGACGGTTTTATCGTAGTCAATTTTATACTCTCTGGGAAACCCCTTTCCTTACTCCACTCTTTATCAAACTTTCTAAGATTCACGTAACAACTATCCAACCATTTAACTTTATCAAGAGATTGACAGATTCCCGTTACTCCCAAACCCAACCTCATATTTTTATGGACGATCTTATTCGTCTCCTCGTGGATGAACGGAAGAGCTGCTATGGCTTTTTGTGCCTTGTATAAAAGTTTGGCAGCAGTGAACAATTCCTCCTCAGATTCGATATTATTCAAATAAAGTTCGCACAAATTACAACATTCATAATCTGCGAGGGATATTTCTCCACACGGATTCGTTCCGACCACATTATCAAAGTCGGTAGGATATATGTTAGACGACTTCATAGGTCCATCGGAAATTCTTCCAAATTTTTGAGAGAGTGGTAGGTTGAAAAATCCATATGGTTCTCCATTTGCAGTCTTCAAGACTGGATTGACGACATATCCGTTCTCCCAAACTTCCGGCATTATGTGTTCATAGTCGTCGGCGTAAATCGTGTTGTTAGACATCGCTCGCCAATTTGGTATTGTTCCGGTGTTCCAGTTTTTAGCTCTGAGGTATAGAACGTCATCAGGATCCCCCAATGCAATTTCAGCAGACCTGCGAACGTTTCCAGCTACGACAACACTTCCGATTATGTTACAAATATCCAACACATCGACGCTTCTTAATTTCTTTCCCTCCCTGGATTGAAATATCGACGCGATTTTTCTTATACCCTCTACAAGAATTGCTGGACCGGATGCTTTTCCACCGAAGCCACTTATCTTCTCACCGGCACCTCGAATCAAAATTGTAGAATAGGTGAAAGACTTGCCGTTCTTGTAGAACGCTTCCAATGTGTAGTCTAATAACTTCACCCAACCTTCTCTCGTGTCGGGAACGATAAAATCAGCATCCTTTGTATTCAAGTGCGTGACGGATACTGACTTGTGTATCTTGGGGAGTTCGTGAACGTCTTCACGACGAATACTATATCCCACTCCACCACCTAGCATCAGGTTTTCAAAAAGAAACGTGAATGCCTTTGGTTCTTTCATGGAAACATACCAACAGTTCAATAAACTATTAGCTCCAAATCTGTCAACTGTGGATGTGCCTAACTGCCAAAGCATTCTGCCTGCAAAGTTGCATTTCAGATTGAAAACTAAATCGTAGAGTGTCTCCGCTTCTTTCTTTGTATATGATGCTCCAATTTTCTGCGCACCGTTTATACATCTCGCGACAGTCTCAAACCACTCTTCACTTGTTCCATCCGGCTTTGTTCTTGAATATGTTCTTTTGTAAACAACGTATCCAAGTTCGTTAAATCCCCAATTCGGTTGTAATTTCCTGTATTTGTCTAAAAATTCCTTCGTAATAATCTCGGTCATAGTAACTAAAAATCCTTTGTGAGAAATAATTATTGTTCAATATACTATTGCTTCCACTTTGTTAGAAACTTTTAGCAAAAAAAGTTCTCATTTTGTGAAAGCAGTTTGATAGTATTTATTCGTTATCGTTGTCTCCCATATGTGATTTCCACTTATTAGAGATCATCTTCTTGACGATGTTCTCGCCCTCGTTCATCTCTCCCATGGCAGCAAGACCTTCTCTCGAAGATTCGGAGAATATTTGAATGTCTCCACATCCCGCATTCATTCTACTTGGGAATGTCATTCCGTCCGGTCCGAAACGGTTTTTGATTATATGGAACCTAGCAGTGTTACTGACTTTATCGTTTACTTTACGTGAAAGACTCATAACGAAGTCAGCAGTCATTATCTTCCGGTAACTGTCCGAAATGTTGTTCGCCTGAATAATATCTTCGTCCATGGCAGCTCTGTTGCTCTGAGATGCAGTCCATATCGGAATCTGTAGTTCTCCGGCGACACCACGGAGTTCTTCATAGATACCACCGGCTTCACTATAACTGTTACTGTTCTTGTCGGACTGACTTGGCCTCAATATGTCAGCGTAGTCAACAATCACCAAGTCAACCTTTGTTCCAAGCATCTGTATTCTTTCGATGTGGAGTTTTAAATTATGGGCGGAGACGGTTTTGATTGGAAAGTATTTTATGATGAGCTTTCCAGGAACTTGAGAAATCTTCGCTTTAACGATGTCGATGTTCTTACGGACGTTTTGGAAATCAATTCCCGTGAAACAAGCATCGTATCTAAGACCAACATAGTTCTCGTTAAGTTCGAGTGTGAAGTGAACGACGTTTTTTCCTTGTTTCATCGTCTCGGTCCCAATCTTGGCCAAGACCCAACTCTTTCCGCTACCGGCACAGGCCGTTATGACACCGAGTTCTCCTGGCGCCAATCCACCATCCATGATTGAATCAATTTCTACCCAATTCGTTTTGGTGGTATTTCTCGCCATGACACTCATACGAGAATCAATATCTGTCATATACGTGTGACCGACGTTTCGTTCCATACCGGCTTTAAGTGCATCTTGAACTACATGAGAGATTTTATCGTATTCTCCCTGTTTAATCAAATCCACGCTATCCATAATAGCGCTCTTCATCTTTTGATTCTTACAGAATTCCAAATACTGTTCCTTAACGAAGTTGATGTCGCTGTCGCTGATCTTCTGATATACGAACTTCAACTGTTCGACGGCGGCTCTTTTCAAGGTTTCGACCTCGATTGTGTCAACTTGAACCTTGAAGACATTCAACGTCGGAATGTCTTTGTATTTCATAAAATACTCGATAATGGTCTTAACTATCCACTGATGGGCGTCCGACTCGAAACTCTGCGGGTCTACTATGTCAGAAATTCTTTCTAAGAATGACTTGTCGCTGAGGAGGCTCGATATGCACTTCAACTGAAACTCTGCGCCGTATTTTTTTAGGTTGTCGATGATTTGTGTATCCATGTCAATTGACAATAACTCTATAACAAATAAAACACAAATTGTTTTAACTTTTTGCCCATACTTATATCTGGAATCTGGTGTATGACCAGCTTTCGTAAAGAGAAAGATAAAATTATGTTAAACTATGCATTGTCCGAGGTAACAATCCTCGTAAATGGAAACTCCGTCGCCAAGCACCACAAAGACGGAAAAGTGTATGTCGAAGCCAAAGAGGGTAGCGAATACGAAATCTCAATAAAAAACCACGGTTCATCCCGAATTCTAGCCGTTACAAGTGTAGATGGTTTGAATGTATTAACCGGAGAACAGGCCTCAACCGAAGACTCTGGTTATGTCATTGCTGGCTATTCTGCTTGCAGAATCAAGGGATTTAGATACAACGATGAAAAGGTTGGAGCGTTTAAGTTTGTGAAGAAATCACAGTCTTATGCTAAATCTAAAAAAGACGGTTCGGTTGTGAATTGTGGAGTCATCGGAGTGGTTGTATATGACGAACACCAACCTTATGCAGATTGGGTTATCACGACCACTAACAATGGTTTCTATAATCAACGAGACGGTGGAACTGGTGCTCCGTTAAAATGGATGGACCAACAATACACCACCACAGCAGATAGTTGTGGATTAGACGCGGATTATTCATCGGGGATGTCGAAAACGGTCTCCTGTAATAGTCTTAGTGCTGGCACAGCGGTCAACTACAGCAACACATCCAACGTTCTTCGTTCATTTGATATGGGGTCTGGTTGGGGGAAGGCGAAGGAGAGTAAGGTCACAAGCACGGAATTCACTCGTGGGACTAAAACCCAACGATTTGAGATTTACTATGCTTCGAGAGAGGCGTTGATTGACATGGGTGTTATACAACCAAAGATGAATCAAGTGGCTTTTCCTAAAAGTTTCCCAAAGTATGCGAAGCCGCCGAGTGGTTGGATAGAGTAATTGACAATTGAAATCGGAAGGCCCGCTCAGTGATGAGCGGGCCTTTTTGTTGCCGACGGTTGTATAGCCTCCAAGTATAAATATATCCTTACTTCACTACTTTAACAAAATTGTCCAACTTTCCAAAGTTTTCAGACAGCCATATTTGGTAGTTGGGAATGTTGTTCCATATCTTATCTTCCGTCACGAGCTTGCTAAATTCAAACCGATTTAATCGGGCGACGTTAGCATCTATGATCTCGTTCACTCTTAATTGGGTGAATCCCTGCATCTCGCTTACATTCAATTGCATTAAAGCATAATTACGCTCAAGGATGGATTTGTTTTCCAAGATTGTGTCATATAACTTGTATCGGCCCTTATGTGTGTCAGCGTAATTACATATTTCATCCGTTGTATATCGTTTAGGGTCAGTGAAAATCGGAAAACACTTGATTATGGTCTTTAACCCTGCGCCAGGAATACCACTGATATTGTCGCTCGTATCGCCCTCCAAAATTCTATAGTTTATGAAGTTCTGACAGCTTATGCCATACTCCGTCAGAAGTTCAGCGCAACCATACAGCTTCTTCTTAACCGGGCTCCAAATCTTGATTCTATCGCTCGCCAACTGGAGGAAATCCTTGTCGGACGACATGATGGTTATGGAACTGTCTTTAAACTTATCTAAGGCCAGATATGCAATCACATCGTCGGCTTCCACATTATCGACCGCCATTACAGTCAATGGCAAATAGTCCAGATAATTTACCGTTCTTATTAACTGTTTCTTTAGGTTCTTCTCTTCATCATCGTTGGAACAGTTGTCAACGTAGGTTCTATTCAACCGAACCTTAGTCCTCCGTTTGTTTTTATACTCAGGATAAATCTTCCTGCGTTTCAAGCTTCCACCGTTTCCATCGAATACCAAAATACATTTTGTTGGAGAAAGGAGACGGATGGCGGCTCCGAGGCTCTTTAGGAACCCGGAGACGCCACCCGTGTGAATACCGTCTTCATTCATATATGGAGAAACCGACCAAACACGGATGAACAAATTTAGAGCGTCAATAATTAAGACATCCGATGTGTCCTTCTTATCCAAGACCTTGCCGGTCATGTCGTCCTTTACGTTTGAAAATAAAGAATACAACCTCTTCTTGTCGTCAGTGTTCAGTGGGTCCATATTATTCGTCGGATGAAACTACCCCATCTTCATTCTCGTCCACTGTCGCATCTTCGACAATATTTGAGTTAGGGTCTTTATACTTCATAATGACAGCGTTGCAAATCTTGTTATACAACTCGTCCTTTAGAACCGCATTTTCCCGCATAAGTCCAACGAATTCCTTCGCTGTGAACTTCACGGCGTCACCAACATCTTGATGGTATGTGTAATTTGGAGCACTGTATTTAACAATGTCGTGAACCTTCATAACCTCCAACCAACTTCCGAAGTCAGCGATTCCGCTGTCGTGATAGATGTCAAACTCAGCAACTCGTTGAGGCGGACCCATTCTGTTCTTGACCACTTTCGCTTTACACTTGTTTCCGATGACCATCGTTCCACGTTTTAACATACCAGCGTTAGCTAGTCGGACGCGAACTGAACAATGGAATGCCAGAGCTTTTCCACCGGAAACAATCCACTTATCTCCGAACATCGCTGCGTTTAGGTTTTGCCTGAGTTGGTTTGTGAAGACGATAAGAACCTGCTGTCGTCCTACCATGCTTGTGATTTTTCTCATGGCCTTTCCTATGATGATAGCCTTGCCGGTTGACCAACCATCTTTTCCGTGGTCGCTCTCCAATTCAGCTTTAGTAGAAACGCCTGCAACCGAATCGACAATGATAGTGAGAATCCTCTTCTTGTTGGATTTTCTGACCACCGCGATGATGTTCTCCATCTTTTCAAATACGTCTTCGACTGTATCTGATTGGATGTATAGGAGATTCTTTAAATCCACTCCTAGACTTGCCCAAAACTCAGGTGCAGCTGCGTTCTCGGTGTCAATCACCACTGCTACGCCTCCCTTTTTCTGGGTGTCGGCTACGATGTGTGCGGAAACGAGACTCTTACCCGTTCCCTCAAGTCCGTTAAACTCAACCATTCTACCTACAGGCAACCCACCGTTAGGGCGATTGCTTATTGCCAAATCTAAAGTTGAGGAACCGGTTGAAATCCACTCGCTTACAGTTGAAGGATCGTCCTGCTCGTCAAGGAAGAATGCCTGTTTCCCTTCTTTGGACGACTTATTTATCTCCGTTTGGAGGTCCACGAGAAGATCGTCTCTACGACCCTTCGCGTCGAATTCTACTTTTGTTGTGCTTTTTGTTTTTGCCATAAATTTATGTGTTTATACGAAAACGGGGAGGGGAGAAACTTCCCCTCCCCGTGTTTCATGTAATTTATTACGAGTTGAACAGATTGTCAAACGCTTTCGACACGTCATCCGTATTTGCCTTGGATGCTACGGCCGAAGGAGACTTTGCTGGAGCTGCGGTTGTTGCTACTTTTGGTGCAGCAGACTCTTCGAGCGAAGCCTTCGTTTCAGAAGAAGCAGTCGCACTTGGCGACGCCGATTCTTCACTGTTCTCTGAACTATGTAACCAAGCCTCCATGACGCCCTTCAACTCGTCATAACTGAGTTCTGGGAAGAGTTCAAGGATGTTTGTCTGATTTGAAAGTTTAGCAATCAAATCCTTCTCGGCCGGAGGAACGGCGGTAGAAGTGTTAGGTTTGACACGGATAGATGTCTCAGGGAAAGACTTGCCAGTTTCCTCAGCAGTCTTGAACTCGACCACAATATCACGACCGTTCGAGACGTCGGTAATATCACCGTAATCGGGGTCGGAAATGATGGAGAGAATCTCTTGGTAAACGTTTTTACCGAATCCCCAGAAGCGGACGCCTTGGCCCTCTTCACCACGAACGAGGACCGGGACGAACGTTCTCATCTTCGGTTCAATCTTCTTACCAAACTTCCACTCTTCCTTGTCTCCGGACTTCTTGAGCTTATTGCTAAACTCAACAATCGGGTCAGGACGGTTGAAACTGTCTGGGGAAAGGTAGGTCTTACCGTTAAGCCCATAGTGGAACTTCAATTCAATGAAAGGGTTTTCGACATTGAACTTATAGGGAACAATACGAACAACCTGCTTTCCTGGACTTGGCTTCCAAATGAGGGTTGATTTTGAATTTGTGTTTGAGAGAGAGCTCAAACGACTCTTGATGCGATCAAGGTTTAACGCCATAATGTTTAGTTTTTTAGTTGTTAATTAGTAAATAAGTCAATCGTTAACTACAGTAGTTAATTCATTTCCTATCACCTAATAACTATCACTCTACACGACGTTTCTTACAAAGAAAAGTTATTTTAACTCGAAATTATCTACGTATTATATCAATCAACCGTAGGTCAATTATTCTATATCCTGACTCGGATGTTATGATAAGACAGTTTCGATAAATCTCCCAATCCAACTGAAAACTTTTGTCTAGCACACCGCCATTCTCTTCCATGATAATTTTATTCATGGCGTTCAGCGTGTATAGAGTATTGGTTTGTTTTTTACGATGAATTGAAATGGTGGCGGGGAACTTACTCAATCCACCATCAACAATCAAGACGTTGTAAGTAACCATCAAAACCAGCGGATTTTTGCAATCCTCAAAGACGAAAAATTTTCCATCGGAGAGTTTGTAACAATCGAGTATTTGTTCTAGGAGCGACGAACACTCAGACTTTTCTGAAAACGTGCAAAGCAGTTGTGTTCTCATTTTATCCGATTATGAAGCACGTCTTCGACTTTTCTTCGTAACACATGACTCCTACAAAATTCCCCGATGAATCATACCAACGAAATCCCTTATTGTAGAAATTGTTAGTTCTCGCTTCATCTAATGTGAATCTAACTTTCGTGGATTCGTTTGCTAAAATCTTCTCTACATAATCCTCTTGGGATTGTTTGATTATAGCATCTTCACGCTTTTTCAATTCTCCCGGAGGAAGAACCAAAACGGGGACACCCTCCGTTGGGGATGGAAGTTGTGGTTTTGGGGGTTCAACTGGCTCCGGTTTCGGTTCCGGCTTTGGCTCTGGTTTCGGTTCCGGCTTTGGCTCTGGTTTCGGTTCCGGCTTTGGCTCTGGTTTCGGTTCCGGCTTAGGCTCCGCGTCCTTTTTAGGTTCCGGTGAAGCACCTGCGTCGTCAAAACTTACATTGGGTTGTTTTTGTTTTGGGTTTTTCTCAAAGTGAGTTCCACGTTTAATGGCCCGTTGTTTATACTCAGGTGTCGGAAATGTAACCAAGATTCCATTGGCGTTGTATGCTTGACGTTCTGGAAACTTTCCCTCCATCATCCGGTTTCTTACCTCAAGCGCTTCGTCAGCCGATACTCCCATCTTTTCAAGGTGGTCTTGAAATACGTTTAGGTGTTCCTCAAGTTCGGGATTGAAGATACCATCTGTGATGCGTTCATCCAATGATATTTGGTTTATAAATTTTTCGATAGTCTTCATATTTCACCAATCTATTTCGTATGCTTTCAGGTTTCTTCCCACTTGACTCATATCACCAACCCACTGTGATTTTGTCCATCTGAAATTCATATCAAACTCGAAAGCGAGTTCCTCTTTGACAAAAACTGTGACGTGAGATGAATAATCCACTGCTGGTTTTGGTTCGACTTTTACGTTAATTTCTTTCGTTACGAGAGTTGCTTGAGACGGTATCGTGTATATCGACTTTCCACTATCCCCGACATACATATAACTCTTCTCTGGTTCACATCTGAGAATATATGTCAAGAACTTGGTGAAATTGTTTTTAGGAGTCTTGTTAGACTCTATGTAACGAGTGATTGTTGCGGTGAGATTTGCCGATTTAAGCTTCTTGTATTTGTCCACAAAATCCGCTGCTTCCGGCTTTGTTTTCACAAGTTCCGTAGCAACAGTTGTATATGCTAATGGATAATATTCGTTCTTTGAAACAAGTTTCTTGAAAGCCGGATACGTCAATCCTTTATTGTCTATGAAGAATTTGCTGTTCTTTGGTGGAAGATGGGTGTTTATACCAAGGACGAAATACTGTAATAACTGGTCAATCTTCGTTTGGTCAAACTCGTAAACCGAATCCATGAGCGACTTTCCATGAACATCAATGCCGAATAAACTATCCAATACAGTCGTCGCTTTCAGATTGTTCAGTTGACCCTTTTTGTATTTCAGTGAAATGCTTAATATCTCCCCAGCAACTTTAATGGATGCGTCGGCGACAACTTTCTTTCCATCGGATCCCTCGAAAACACGGGTCACGTAGTCGAATGTAGGGGAGTGATAGAGTTCAGATATTTTCTTGTAGGCAGCTTCAGCACATTTCTGTGCATCAACCTTTCTGAGATTCACTTCTGACGAAAATGGTTCATTCCCAATTCTGGATGAAAAGACGTGGTGAATTTTCTCTTTGTCTTTTATAAGAATTCTAGTCGAATTTATGAGTTCGATGAGAGGTCTTAGAGAATTCACCGAAGCAAGTCCACTGGAGTTTCCTTGTGAATCAATTTGAGATGCAAGGGCAACGACGAAGAAACATTCATGTAAAGCCTCGGTGTCGGTGGATAACAACTTTTCAGATTGTTTTGAAGACCGCTTTAGAACACCGTTTACGTCTATGGAAAAATCTATGTAAAACACCACGCCAGGAAGACTTGGTATTAACCATGACGTGTCTCCCGGTTGGTCAGTCCTTACCAATGAACTACGGGTAATTTTGATTTTTTCTCCATCGGTTACGGTGGAGGGCTGACGAACAATCTCGTCACCTTCGGTCAGTTTTGAAGCCCACTCAGGATTAATCACCCTTAACTTCTCTATGAATATCTTTTTGAGTGTGAGGGTTAGGTCTTTTCCTTGGTCGTCACGAATAGTCAATTCATTCACCACTGAGTTGTAATTTTGGAGGAATTCGGATATAAATTCAGGCCCCAAAGAAAGTTGTTCTAGTATGGATTGAATACTATCCAAATCTCTGACGTCTATTACGCCCGTCGGTGATTTAGCACTCCATTCAGATAATAATGATTTTAGAAACGGATTCTCCTCCATTATGTGATATAAATATCACGCCTTGATTTGAATTTCACATAAATCATTATAATTTTTACCCACGTAACACTTTACTGGGAACTGATTATCGACCATTGTGCTTTTTATACTCCGAACGGAATCCATGCCATCGTTCTTAGACATATCCACCAATATTGAGTCGTAGGTGTATAAAACGACCTTTGACTCACGGTTTCTCAAGAAGTCGTTTATTCTGCTTATGCTCTGTATCGAAAACTCGGTTTCTGCTGCTTGGAGAAGATAATTGAACAGTTTGTTTGGATTTGGGTCTGATATATGGTGTTCTGTTATTCTCCGTTTGAACACAGGAGTTTCGACATACCCATTCTTTTCAAAGAATTGCCACCTATGAGTGACGTATTCGTGGACCTTCTTGAAGAAGTCGATACCGAGATATTCGTCCTTTATACCACCGTAGAAGTTCTGAAATGTCTGGTTTTTTGACAACTTTATCTCTTCTGGTGTCAAAATATCCTTGTGGAAATACGACTTCCCAAGAAACTCATAGACATCCGTATCCAACTCTAATTTAAAATTGATTAAGTTAGCTACTATATGAGGATGGTAAGCTCTATAATCCAAACCCAATAAAACCCCATTTTCACCAAATCTTGAGGTGAATGCGGTTCTACACCCATTATCTTTATTAAGAGCCGCGTAATTCACCTTTGCGAACCTGTTGCTTGGTCTGCCGGTTGAGGTGAAGAGGTTATACTCGGAAAACACGGTTGTCCCCGTTTCAACCAAACCACGAGAACTAAAGTGGGTGTTGAATAGTTCAGTGTCAATGTGTATGCCGTTACACTCTACCTCACTTAAAGTTTCGGTTATAACACCATTCATTTTTTCAAACGAATAGTCGAGTTCAAATTCTTGAAAACTTTCACTGAAAAACTTGTAAACTGTCTCGAACTGTTCGACGTGTTTTGACATCGGTATGACAAGATTCAAATCTACATAATTTTCACCGAACTGATGCTGGAGGGATGTGTGGCAATTGGTCCGCAGTTCCTTGAGGTCGGTTATTTCATACCCCCTTTGAAAGTCGAATATCAATATGTCTTTCACATTTTTGTTCTTGAAGAGGTTCAAGAACTTCTTTTTGTCTACAACAAAAACCTCCGACGTCAATTGGATTACGAGGTCAACTAATTTGAATACATCAACATTTAGTGGTTTGAAATCTTGATGGTCTACGTTTATTACGTATGTAACATCACTTTTGATATTCTTCACGAACACCACCGACGGTTTGTTGTCTGCGGTATGGATGGCGTTCTTCCTTAAAACATAATCTATAAAAACTTCGTTTCCACGAACATCGTGGATAAAGCTTTTGTATGTTGATGAATCGACTATAACCATCTTATCAAGGATGTTATATCAATTCAACCGTTAGTCAACTTGTTTCAATGTTTGAAAAACTGATATGGGTTTATCAGTTTCTTTTCAAGGCCGGGCATTATATCACGGGAGGCTTTTAATGTTTTCTTATTTTTTGACACGACTTCTTCAAGATAACCGCTTATCAACCACCATAGTTCAGCCTTCTCATAAAGCATGGGGGTAGTAGATTTGTAATTCTGGCGGTCAACTTCTATAATAGAAGATTCGTTAATCTTCCTAACAAAATATCTGTTTATTCCACCGTCGGAATAATCGTCGGGGGATGGTTTTGGAAGAAACTCTTCAGCAAAAACAAAAATGGAATTAGCTGGATTTAGTTTGGAATATTCCGCCAATATATCTTTTTTCATATCTTCAATGTGGTTTCTAATGATTTTAACGGACGTATCAAAGCAACAACTCTGGTCACCCACCCATCAGAACCTACACTGTGTTTGACCTCCATTATTTGAAACACCACTTTTCCGTTATCATATGGTTTTGGCAAATTCTTAACACCTATTATCTGGAACGTTCTGAATCCTGCTATTCCGAGCATCGAGAATTCCACTTTTACACCAGGAATAGGTGGAGTGTTAAATTGAGAAAATATCTCACTTTCATCATTAAGAAGCTGAGAAACTTTTGCTTTCCCAGAAGCGTCAGGCATGATTAACCGTGAGACTTGTTTTTTTTCTCCGCCTAAATTTTTTGTGAACGTGATAGATTTCTCAGTGATATTTTTTATCGCCTCACCATCCTTGTCGAAGGCAGCACGCCGAGCTGCCGCGTCTGCTTCAGTGAGTTGAATTGGAACTACAGTCGATGCTCCCAATGATTGTGTCTCCAGTTCACTTAAAATGACATCATTTGATTTTGGGAATGTCAATCTTTGATTTACCACCACACCAGGTTCATTGGATATTTGATTGTTCACCTGGTTAATCACCATATTCGCGACAGCATCAGATAGTTTAACCCCAAACCCAAACTCTTTAAGAATGGAATTTTGACTGAACGCGTCGAAATTATAGACAACCGTATCGTTGGCATCTATACCAAAGGATTCTTTCAGTGAATCTAACTGACCTTTATCGAAGTAATTGGCATCTCTGATACTTAAATCTCCGTTCCAATCCACGATCTCTAAACTCCAGATAGGTATGTTGTCGTTTAACACCTGGCAGATGCTTTTTAGAAAGTCACGAATATCTGGGGTAGATTTTAACTGGTCCCTTATGAAGTCAAAATTGATGTAAACATTTTCCAATTTCCCACTGTATTGATTATCGGAACTTGGAAACTGATATTCCGCTTCGTTTTTTGCATCATAAGTTATCCTCCAGTGGCTTATAATTCTATTCAAGTCCTGCCGATGAGTGTTAAACAAAACCTTGGACATAAGTCCGTCTGCTACGTTGTTCTTCGATGGTTTTGAGAATATAGGAACCTCCGACTTGGGTATTCTACCCCTTCCCTGTGGGTCAGATATTGTTTCTGGGCTAAAATATGGAGCCGTCGTGTTCGGTATGAGAAACTTATCCGAACAAGATATTAAGTTTGGATGAGCACATATACGTGTATCACGTATGTTTATTTTATACGGAGTCTTCAAGAATCTGTTGTTGTAGTTTAGAAGGTCCACTAAACACCCCATCGTTATATACAACGGAGAACCCTCCGTCTTGGAGGCGGCCCATCCGCCTTCCTGTCTTCCATATAGATTAGGTGAAAAAAGTCTCCCTTTCAATATATCGAATATCCTCTTATCAATAGGATTCTTTTTGTTATCAATTTTGTCAGAGTGTATAATCTGTCCATTATCTCGGAGCCTATATAGGTAAGACATCATAATGGAATACAAGTCTACGGAAAAGAAATTTTCTTTGGTTTTTTGAGTGAACTTGTCGGTTTTACTAGAATCCGGTTCGTTTGTAGAACTTCCCATCGCGAGGCCAAAATAAAATTTGCTGTTAGATGCTATCTCAGTCGTGCAGTTAAAACACATTTCAGACGGATTGAATGTGTAATCGTAGTTTATTATGTGACCAATCATTCCATCATACCTCCCCTCCGATTTTTCCAGAGAATCTTCAAACAGAGTTGGGTTCGTGTAAAAGCCTAACATTCCTTTCCCCGGATCCACTGCAAAATCATCTGCGTCAGTTTCTAGGTTCCCATTTTCATCTACCAACGCAACATTTCCAAGTGTTCCGAGAGGAACCAGACTGTTTGGATTAAAATTGTTCCACCCCCATTCGAGAAAAATCGTGGTGTATGGTGTCATTAAAAACGGTATCATATAATCCAACTGTTCTACGGTGTAACACTTCCACTTTATAAAAGCAGCTCTGTAGACGTTTTTTCTAATATCTACTTCTATACTCTCTACTCCTAGTGTTGGTCTATATTTCTGTAAAGTTCTCGGTTCCCTATTTTGTATGACGTGTGGAAAACCATTGTAATCTAACCCTAGAATAGTGTTGTCTATATTCTCTCTATCGTATAACAAGGAAACTGTATTTGTACCCCTTCCATAAGAATCGGCTACACCGTTTGTAGATTTCATAATAAATCCCGAGTGTTCACCGTTCATACCATTGGAAGCAACGCGAATCCAGGAAGTTGACTGCCCTCTATATTCACTTACACTGCCCGACGAAGCTAGAGACGGATTCAATCCATACGTTCCGGATCTTCTACGGAACTCCTTTCGCATATACTCAGGGATAGGGATTGATGAAAACGGAGGTAACAATACGTTGGGCATATTAACTATTTATTCTGTTGTATCTGGAAACAATCTCCTCGATTCTCATAGGTATTCTTAACTGCAAACCTCCGGTGATAGAGAGGCGACCGTTTCCTAAGTTATTCGCCAAAGCTATTATCCACCACAAACTCTTGTCTTTGTAAAATCTATGCGCGAGTGTATCCAAATAGTCCGTGTCATTTGTTATGTATAACACATCGGAATCCGATTCCGTGATAGTTGGATAGAGACGAGTTCCCAAAAACCGCCTTCCGTCGAAACGGGTTTTCACATTATTCTGTGGATTGTATCGTGTCATAATCTATTAAATAATGGTTTTGAGTCTATCAGAGAATCTTCCACTATCGTTGATTCCTCCGAAGTTTGATCGACCAACTCTCGGTTGCTCTTTTTCAAGTAGTTCACCGGTGATGGCGATTTCACATTCGCGCGGAAACTGTGCGAATAATCCCTTGCGTTTAGAGTTTTCGTAAACAATTTTACCATTTAAATATGACCAATCTGATGAATCGTTGTTTTCAGGAGTCGTCTCCCACAACGCATCTTCTGGTATAGTTATGCTTACAGTCTTTAAAACAAATGGATGTTCTTTATAAAGATCACCAATGGTTATAGTTGTCATCGGCGGAATTATGTATGCCTCGCCAGCGTCCGTGCTGGTGTATTTGGATGGTTTCACCATCGTTGCAAGGTAGTTTATCCTCACCCACATAGGGAGAAGTTCGGTCAAGCTCATTGCGGAGATTGAAAATGAGAAGTTTATAGACCGTGTAAATCCTATGTAGTTGAATAACTTATCAGCTCTTCCTATATACGAAATGTCGGACCAGTTGGATGAAAGTTGTTCGTTCAAACCCTTTACGGTGGCACGAAATGGTATGTATTTATCATTTACGAGGTCGTGAAAATAGAAAGCTATCTGATCATCTTTATAAGGGTTATATTTACTAACCACATCGTTACCGTCTTTGTCAGAATTTTTTGTTCTGGACTTCGATGTGATGAAATCAACTCCATCCTTGTCGAGAATTGTTAGAGAATTTATCTTGTCTTTTCTGTTTGTTCCAGAGAACCCCTTCACTCTGTCTATGTGTCTAACGCTGTTTCTAGTATCTCTCTCGTATGACCCGTTGTAATTCGTCGCAGTAGACGTGGAGTTTGGGTCTTTAGTAAATCCTGTTATTTCATCCATTCCAGACAATGTTGAATGGGAGAATTGTTTCACCATCAAATCATCATCGTTCAACGGAGAGAACTTATATCCGGCTGATTCAATGCCACGAATCAGTTTCTTGAGACTATCCTCCACAGTCTTGAGAGACTGGGCAGTTTTGTCATTGAACTTGCTTTCACTCTTTATCTCCTTCGTTGGTGATGTATAGAGTTTATAAATTGAAATTATGTCAGAGAATTTGTAAGTTGGAGAACCGCCTTCAGCCTTTATTCTGTCTCTACCTACATTCTCACCATATCGGATATATCCATTAATCTCTTTCTCTTCATAACCGACCTCTGCACCATAGTAAGTCGCAGAGCGTGGGATTGATTTTCCGAAAATTCTCAACAGGCTCTTCTTGCGATTGGATGTCGTAGTGGAAGATTCGCCCTTTTTCTTAATGTTTGTTTTGGCGTTTCCGTTGTTTTTTCCCGCCTCAAACCTCATGTAATAGTCTTCACCCCATTTTACAGGAGAACCATCTTTGTCGAAATAGTCATATTTTCCAGCACCTGGCTTTAATTGAATCCCATACCCACCCTCATCTGCACGGAAACTTGCGTTAGTAGGTTGCTTTTGAGGCTTGAAAGAAAACAAACTCTTTAAACTTGCTAGTAAAGACGTTCCTCCGGATTTTGAGGACGGGTCCATCCTTGAATATCCATTTATAGCGGTATGAGCTCTAATCAATCCTTTTGATGATGCTTTATTTTGTTCTGACAAGGCACCCAATCCAACAGTTCCTGGTGGTGCAGGCACCGTCTTACTTGGGAGGCCAATGAGAGATTTCAATATTCCCATTGGTCCGCCTGACGTGTCTATGAACCTAGATGGATTCTTGTCTGAGAACGGATTTAATCTGGTTGACGAGGCTAGAATCGGACTTAGTGGATTATACACCCGCGTCTCATTGAACGCTTGATTCTTTTGGAGAAAGAATTGCTTCGTGAGGAATACCAATCCGTTACCCGTGACCATGAACTTTGCAATCCTTTTTGTGTCGATTAAACTGCTGACAAATGGGAACGCTTGACTATCAAACCGTTTCATCCGGTTTAATCCTTTTTTACCATCGTCTATCTTTGTATAAACAAATGGTTGACGAGGGCCAAATGAGAATACTCCGGAGTTCTCGGTGTATGGACTTGGACGAGAGTAGATGTTACGACTGTTGGCATCATACAATTCTTGAATTTTACCTACGTGTGGAGTTGGGTTTGGCATAGATACGTTATCGTGAGGATGCGTGTGCTAGTGCTTCACTAACACGTCTTCCATCCATATTAATTGCGATTCCACCGGATTTCATCAAGTTTGTTAGTTCTGTTAACTTTTCCAAAATTAGTCGGTTGGTGTCGTCTTGTTTTGTTTGGACGGTTTCAACCTTCTGATTTACATCCGCAGTTTTATTTCCACTGAAAGTGTCTATCGCTTTAGTCAACAACCCCATCCCAGGAAGTTTGGTCACGAAATCAAAACCACGTTTAAAGACGCTTGTTATAAATTCAGGAATTTTTCCGAACAGTTCGGTTATAAATGTGAATGCGGATGTGAATGGATATGTCAGTGCCTTCAATATCATGGAACCTACCGCAATTAAACCGTTTACTATTCCGGTTCCTATTTCGGATGGAGAATTCCCCATTAACTTCTTTTTTATCCAGTCGTATACGTCAACAAACGGCTTTATTAAAGTGTCATATAAAGCACCACCTATTGCTTCGATACCTTTCCATATATTTCCAGTCCAGTCTCCTTTAACGAATTCTATATCTGAGAACCTCTTAAATAAACTGTATATTAATTGAAATGCTGTTATTACCCATCCTATAGGGTTCAGCCACTTACCGAATACCGTGGCGACCCATGCCACAGCTTTCCCAAGAAAAGCCATGCGGCTGGCTAGATTTCCGACAAATAACATAAACTTGTCAAAATATTTGCTCCACATCATCAATTTCAAAAGAATGGTGTCTATTGGACTGGATATTAACTTAAAAACCGTAAATAAGATTGTCGCGGGAATTAACAGTTTAGAAAATCCTTCAAATATCGTAGGCATCCATTTAACCGCGAGTGCCATTAACGGTTCAATCGCATCTAGTATTGGCCCCGACAGTTCCATTATCAATTTATGAAACTGTTGTTGTAAAGCGTTTACCCTTTGCTGGTGATTTTCCTGCTTAATCCGATCTTCTGCTATCTTTCCTAGATCTTTAGCCTCCCCCTCTCGGAGCTTCTTTTGCTTTTCATAGTCAGCCAATAATTGCTTCTGTTCTTTAGTTCCCTTTTGTAGAATCCACAATCTTTCTTGTTCTCGTTGGTTCATAGACTGTAGTTCTTCTACACTCTTCCCTAAAGCTGCTGCCAAGGATTTTTTCTGGAACGCATTCAATTTCTCAAAATCTCCTACGGATTTTAAAACTTTGAGAATTTCCTCATTTTGTTTAACCAAGTCACCGCTGAATGCTGCTCTGCGAGCAGCATTGAGATTTAAGTTTTTTCCTAACAAAACGCTTGCCTCCATTTCCGCATTTACAGATGAGTTGAAGTCTAGGAGTGATTCCGAAGTTTTTCCCATGCTTTCAAGGCTCAATCCGAGTCTCCTGGCTTCGACGGTGGCCTTGATTAGTTCCGTTGTGTTTCCACGAAAATTTGCTCGGACGGAATCTGATGCGCCGGCTATATCTTCCATAACCTTTGGTAAAGATACACCCGCTGCGTTTGACAGAGACTTTGTAAATCCTATCATACCCTCCATTGAGTCTGATGTTTTTCCCGAAACTTGAGCCAGATTTTTCAATAGCCCGGTGGATGTTTTCTCCGAGATTCCGAGTTGTGATGAAAACGTGGCTACCGTGGCAGCCATGTTTTTCGTATGCGATGACAGTCTGCCAAAGTCATCTACAATCGAATTCATTGTGGTCGCTGCTATCTCAAACGTCACACCCACTCCTGCGAAATCCATCGCCAGCGATTTTGTTGTGTTTTCTATTTCCTTAGATTCACCACGAAATGTTCCTAAATGTTTTCTAACAGAGAATAAAGCATCGTCCATTTTTCTAAAAATCTGCCAAGCTTCTTCTAAAAGTTTAATCCACGCGCCGGTCTTGAAGGTGTTTATAGCCGTGGAAATTCCAATCTTCTCCGAAACAGTTTTTATGAGTTTATGATTATTTAATTTCTTATCAAGGATTGATGTTTCGCGACGGCCGTTTTCTAGCATTTCCTTAGAGTTATTAAATTCTTTTAAATTCAACTTTATTCTTTCTTCTATATTCTTTCTATACAAATTCTCCGTGGTGAGTCGTTTCTCTAAATCAACTTTATCCTTTCCGAGTTTTTTAGCTTCTTTTGACTTCGCTTTCGATATTTTATCCTCAATATCCAATATCTTTGTTCGTAAACTAATCGAATTCTGTAAACTATTGTCAGAATCTTTCTCAAGAGAAACTTGATCTCTGAAGATATTTGCCATATTTAGCTCAATAGACCTTGATTCGGATGCTAAGTTCTTTATATGTGCTTGAAGTTTTTCTATCTTGGTTAAATCTTTGACTATGGAACCGACTGCTCCGGTGTGTTCATCGTATTCTACAGAGAGCCTCCGTGCCATATCAACCACATCGCGCATGGCTTCACGTTGTTTATTAATGTGTTCAGCTGTCTTTGCTGAACTTTTCTCTGTATCTGTTGCGGTGTCTGCCATAGATTATACCCTATAAATATAGACTAACCCAACTTTTATCGGTTATGTTTTATAGAAAATAGGTGGATACTTATCACCGATTAAAACGGTCTAGCAATCTTCTTGCTTGAGGGTTCCGGTTGAGATTGCTTATTTTCTCTGGTTTTAATCTCTGACAACTGCTTGTAATAGAAGTTTCTAAGGTGGATGGGTATATCGTAGGCGATGGACACATTTACCGCACCTTGGCTGAAATAACTCAGTTCAAAGATTTGTTTATGAAGGGCTACTTGGTATTCAGGTGTTAGGCCAAAAGAAAGATACCTCCATCGGCACACCCACTCTTTCTTCGTGAGAACACTCGGAACAAACAAAATCGAAAGCCATGTCAATATCCGGTGTATTATCTTTAACTTGATTCCTTAACGCTAAACTGTCACGGGATAGAAGTTCTGTGTCGATAAACTTGATGATTGTTTGGCGGTCATCGTCACCATCTATAGCGGTTATCATCCTCTTTAGACGAGTGGTTACTTCTGGAGAAGTTCCTGATTTTGTGGCCTTATTAACACTGGCTATCTCCTGTTCAATAGACTGTTCATCCTTATGAGTCAAGAGTTTGTATGTGACAACCTTCTTACTCGCAGGCAATTTAAATTCAAACCGATTTGTCCCCTTTTCGTATTTTGAAAAATCAAATTCCTTGTTCTTAATCAGTGATAAGTCAATCGTGCACTTATTATCCTTGCCACACTTAGGACACTTCATGTCGAGCGGGCCGTAACTATCACCGTAAGCCAATCGTCTGGATGCGATGAACAAAGCATTTTTGTCACCAATCAAGAGGTCGTCAACTTTTACGCCCGGAGATAAAATGAGGCTCTCAAGAAGTTTTTCCAACACTACACCTTTTTTGATTAGGTTCTGAGAAGTAAGTATATCTTCCTCGCGGGCAGTCATATACTTTATCTCGACCGTTCCTTGTTGTAACGGCGTCGAATCGGAATAGAAGTATCCGTCGCTTGGAAGCCCTATGACTTCGGAAGGATACTTGGGTTTTTCCGATTGTTTCGGAGCAAGTTTAACTGCGTTGTCGTTGGTTGAAACTGGCCTCTTAATAGAGATTGTTTGGTCGGTGTTATCCATAAACTATTTGACTATACATAGTCTATGGGTGGGATTTTTTGTTTTTTTATTATGATTAAGCAGTCCGTTTTATTCCCGCAGCAGATACCCTCTTCTTAGCAACATCCACATCTTTTTTCATGGCATCCAACTGTTTCTTTGCATTCTCTATATCCCCACCATTCTGTTCTATCGTTTTCATGTTTTCAACATGAGTTTTCATTGCAAGGAGAGATTTCTTGAGACGTAGTTTCTCAATTTCGTAATCCATCGTATCCCGTTTCTTGGTAAGGCCCAATATATCGGAGTCGAAGTCTTCCTTTATTATCCGCTTAATCATCTCTTTAAGTTGACGGTTTAATTTACTGTTCATAATGTCGTAAACCTCTTGATCGAATTTACCGAACAAGTCTGTCACAAACCTCTTTTTACTCTCATCGTCTAGTCCGATGAAGTCGCTCCTGAGTTCAGATGCAGAACTTGCGTCTTTACCTAAAACCTTAAATGTAGTCGTTGGAGCCACAATTAAATACCCATGTGTTATCGCGGGTTTGATTTCCTTTGAATCCTTGGGTAGAAGCTGAAGGTATGATGGAGAACCGTCTTTCTTGGTGAAACTTTTAAATCGTGGGTCGTCAGACATATCCTTCTGTGATACGGTGAAGAATATTGCGTCCTTGTTGATGTCAATCGGTAACTGATTTACAAGAGGAGCTAAATTGTAATTATTTGTGACTTGAATTACATGGGTCGGGTCTACACCGGTCAACCCAACCATCTTCTTCCGTTCCTCAAATGTGAACGGAGATTTTATTGGGTCGGTAACTCCAGTCATTGTAATGTAAACCGATTCTTGTCCGAATTTTGCAGATAACCAATCGTATACACCTTTATGCCCTTTATGAAAAGGGTGGAATCGACCTGGGTATATAGCAAAGACTTTCATTATTATACATAATCGCTAAATATTACTTCTCCGGCATCCACATCGTCGGATTTAGCATAAACATATAGATAAAGGTGGTTGTCAGAATTTTTGTCCGCCGACCCAAACTCTTTCTTAGATTTCCAGCTTATTTCTACATTTACGTCTTTTATTGTTGTGGATTTTGATTTTCTGCGGGCGTTTCTGTCATAGGGATCTCCTCCAGATACCTTCTCTCCTGTCATTGGTTTTCCTATCAATGAATCTCTTATTTTTCTATCTATTAAAGATACCACCTTTTTAAAAGCACCCAATTCTTTAGCTACTGTCGATTGGATATTAAAATTTCCTCGATTGGCCTCTGTTATAGATTCTTTGATAATAGACTTTATTAGGGATTTTAGATTCAGTTTATTCATATGAACTATAAATATCAAAAATTTAAAGAAGGATGTAAGATATTGTGTTGGGACATCAAAAACCTCCATACCGTGAGGTTGGAGGTTTCTGAAAGATTTTGTTCGATTAGAACTGTAAAATTGCGTAATCGTAAGTGAGTTCCATTTCAATCGGAATATGGTCGCCGTCGTTTGACCATTCCAGTGTTCCGAAGTTTGTGGCTCCGCTGATCCATGCGCCCTTGAGCGTCCATTCCTCGACCTTGTCTCCGACTGGGCCTAACACATTGATGGTGACATCCTTCTTGTAGAAATCGGCATATCCGTCGCGACCGGTCACTGACTCGTGGTGTAAGCGAACCCATTCCATGACTGCTTGAGCACCGGACGGAGCGATTGGGTCGTAGAGAGCGATGGTGATTGGGTCCCATACGGTCTTACCCTTGTAGTAACGCTGGAGATTGATATGGTCCAAAACTTTCTTCACGGAGTTTGGCTTTGGTCGGTCACACTTCTTGATTAGGAATGATGGGATTCCGTCGAGATACATGATAAATCTGTTCTGAACCTTCGGCTCAAAACTTGAGTAGAAGATCTCGTTTGATTGTAGTAAGTCAGCCATATGTGTGTTTCCTTATATTAGAATGTCAATTATAAATATACACCGTTTCAAAAAAAAGATAAGAAATAAAGAAAACCGACGTTTTTGTTATGTCTCTCATTTTCGACGTTCATTCAAGCTTACACCCTTATCATAAATTTTAATCTTGAGTTCACGGATTTTTTCGAGATACCCCTTACTTCTGATAAGTTTAAAGACGAGATTTTCTGTGCTTAATTCTCCCTTTGAGTCAAGCCCTTTCTGTCTCATTTGATAAATATCGTCAAGTAGTGCTTTAAGTTTTTCGGGTGAGGGAGATTGTATTACTTTGTTTATCTTGCCGATGTATTCTCCGAACATCTTTTTTATCAAATCTCTATCCAATTCTACCTTCTCCCGGACGGGTTTAACCAACCACTGATTCTTTAATAAAGAAAAGATTCCCGTGGCATGGGTCTTGTGCTCAACGTCTTGGATGTATGTTTCCACTTTATGACCCTTAACGGTGATATTGTGGTCAGAGTTCCACTTAGATTTTAAAGCATCCAAGTAGTTTGCGGTGGTTTCCTCGTCAGGCATCCCTAGTTCATCTGTGTCTATGACCAAATGTATATCAATGTCGCTATCTGGGGTCCAATTATAGTTAGCTGAACTGCCTAGTAAAATTACGTCCTGGAGCTTAGCTTTAAGCTCTACATCAGCATAGAAGTCCTTGCCTATCTTCAACAGGTGTGCTGCAACATCCGGGTGGATGTTGCCAGATTCATCCCAGATAGCTGGGTTTAGTTTTGGATTATAGACCCGTTGGTTAAGCATAGCGTGATAGTTCTTTTATAGAATTCCTAGCGGACTTGTGTAAGATCCCGATTCCTCCTGCACCGACCCAAGACTTTACATTCTTATCATAATCATCCACCAAAATTTTGTTGTTCCAAGCATGACGTTTTTTATCTTGAGCTGAATCAACGATTATTACATTGTTGTTCGGTATCTTGTCTAAGAATCCATGATTTTTTAACCACTTCAGCTTACCCTGTTTAACCACATTTGACCCGTGGTTTTTCTTGCTTGAGCTGCTTAAGATACCAATTCTCAGGAAATGTGAGAACACATATGATTTAAGTTCTTCCATATCTGGGGTAGGAGTCAGTTTCTCCCAAAAACTTGAACCTTGGTCAAGAATGAAATTCCAGTATTTCTTTTCGCCAAACTCTTCTTCATATACATCAGGGTGTTTACCGGTCAATCTGATGAAATCCTCTTCAAATGTGCAGAGAACACCATCCATGTCGAGAAACACCGTTACATCTTTATCAGTCAT